TCTTCTCTAGACCTGTACAAGTAATTGTCTTGCCGGTCATTGGTACACAAAGGGTGGGCACTTGCCTCACCCCAAGAGAGATGGCCATAGTACGGCCACCCTCCTCTTCAACTGACATTGTTTGGTACTCTAAGCCACTAGTGTCAAGTAGTCGCTTAGCCTCCTTACATGGAGCACAAGTGCTACTAGTCAATAGCTTCATCATCTAGGGCCTCCTTAATCTCTTTAACAGCTTTGTCGTAAGCCTTGTGAATAATCTTCTCTACATCATCTGCATCTAGGTAGAGGTCTTGGCCTTGCAGTATCTTGTCCACTTTCTTCTTGGAGAAGAACCTGCCATAGATGTTGTGATAGATACGCTCTAGTCGTTTAGACGTAAACACAGCAGACTTAAGGTTCTCATTGATCTTACCAATCTCTCCTCCACTACCATCATGCAGCATCACCTCACAGAACTCTCCTATTTGGAAGGAGTGGCCTGCAAAGAAGATAAGAGACCCTGCACTAGCTACGAGACCATCAGCACTGGTAGTCACTGTAGCCTCTGTCTGAGCCATTGCATGTAGAATCTCTACTGCTGTATTAAGATAACCACCTACAGTATTCAAATGTAAGATGATTGAATCATTAGAGCTAGCGTTATAGAGGACGTCCAGTAAGTCCACGTATTCGCTACTCTCCCCTATCTCTCCGTGAATATAGAAGTGATAGGTTATCCCTGATGCTTGTGCTCTTAAGTAATCTTTTTCCATTAGGCTGCTTTCTCCCATTCTTCAAAGGCAGTTAGCCAAGCTTTACATTGCTCACTACGAAGTATGTCATCACGGGTGAACTCAATTGTATGTACAGGTAGCTGACAGTAGTCGATCATCTGTAGTAACTCTGCTAAGCCGCTTACCTTAAACTTAGGACTAACCTGCGCAATATCACCACACAACACCACCTTACTATACTTACCAGTTCGTGTTAAGAATACCTTAAGTTGTTGAAAGCTCATGTTCTGACACTCATCTACAATAATGTAGGTGTCGTCAAAGGTAAGCCCCTGTACGAACTCCAGACTTAAGTACTGTAGTCGTCCTGCTTTCTCTAAGCACTCTAACGTCCCCTTGTTGTATCCAAGGTAGTTGAAGTTCTGTTGAATAGGACGTACCCAAGGGTCAATCTTCTCTCGTTCAGTGCCTGGAAGGTAGCCTCCCTCCTTAGCAAAGGATACGTTAGGCCTTGTCACCAACACCTTCTTACGCTTATCCTTCTCTAGCCACTCAATAGCTGCACCTACAGCTCCGTAAGTCTTTCCTGTACCAGCACTTCCGTAAGCAATGACAGGCGCCATCTCACGGTCTCGTAGAGCTAACTCGTATAGCTGATGTGTCTTAGTTGTCTTCATAGATACTCCTCAATCTTCATCGGCTTGTACCCCTCAGGCTTAAGCACCTTACCATCTTCTCGTTTAATAAGCTTACCACCAACACACTTACTCATGTTGTTCTTATGTAGTAAGTCCCACAACTCCTTAGCCTTGTCTGCCCCAACTGTTACGTTAAGGTATTGGGCAGTAACATAAATCAAATCAAGAGCCTCTTTGATAGCGTTCTGATTGTAAGAGGGGTTGTTAAAATAGAGACCCTCATCCATCAGTTCCTCAAACTCCTCATTTATCAGTTTACTAGCAACCCTCTCATTAGTCAAGCTCCTTTCGTTAGAATTTGCCGCCTTCAAGAACTCCTCTTGATCATGGAACACGCTCATTAACAATCTCCCATCAGTTCAACAACATAATCCCTTATGTGGTGGTTATAGTATCTTGCCCCTTTAATGACAACCTCACACTCTGGCAGCTTTACAATATCTATCCAATCCCTCCCCTCAGTACATAGCTGATAAAGTCCGGCCTCCTTAGCCTCTTCTCGTGTCTCCTTGGTACAGACACAATTAAGGCCACCGAGTGGGTAGTATGTATCACCTGCCATCACCAAGTAACTCATAAGTACTCCCTCTTCAAGTACTCACTTAGTAACCTCTCTAATGAGACAAAATTAACATCGTGGTCAATATACCCGAAGCGGTTAATGAACCCCTTAAGGTGTAGGAAACCCCTTACCTCTGTGTTATTGCTCCCTCGATAGTCCTCATCGTGCATATAGAAGCTACCAGCACACGCTCCAAAGTGAGGCTTGCCTAGTAGGTTCTGCCTACGCCCAAACTGGTACTGCTGTTGATGGCCGTGTACGAAGCTGTGTGGGAACTTGTTAAGCTTGTTCTCAACAGAGCCACCTACTGCTCGACCACTCATAGGGTTCTCCATGTAGTGAGAGAAGGCAATCCCGAACAGCCACAGTGGGTCATTCATATCCTTGACTTGCCAACCTTGATCTTCAACGAATCGTTGTAAGTCAAAGCAGCCCTCTAGCACAGGGTTGTTAGCAATGTAACGAGCTAAACGATTCTCATGGTTACCCATTAGGAAGTACTTGTGTGGGTGATACTCCTTACCCTTACCTCGCTTACCCTTAGCGTTCTTGCTATGAGTAACAGAGTCAATGATACGGAAGGCATTGAACCCCGCTTCAAGGTCATGGTACAGCCTCCGCCCCTCAGCCTCTATAGGAGAGCTGTGAGTGGACAGAGAGGCGAAGTCCCAATGATCGCCTATATGTACTAGGCTTCCTGGCTTATGCCTCCAGATGTACTTAGAGAGGGCTTGTAAGTGATCAGTAGGACTATCAGGCCCTACCTGCGTATCTGCTATAACGATTATGTCTAACTCATTCATACTATACCTAAGCTCCTAGTCAAGTTACGCTTAAAGGTTGGCATACCCACCTTCTCAATCTTGGCCATCACCTTGGCCATTTCTAACTTCTCCTTCTTAGAGAACTTGTCTAAGTAGTTAAGTGCTCCGTTAGGCCCAACGTCTTCCTTAAGGCCTTTGGCATACATCATTCGGTTATAAGCTTGTAACTCTACATCTTTGATCTTACTAAAGTCGCTCATCTATACTTCTTCCTTTCTTGATTTTCTTCTTTAGACTTCTCATCGTGACAAGCCTTACATAGTAACTGCAGGTTATCTATCTCACAGAACAGGTTGTTAATATAGTCGTCCCAATTAGTCCACCCTGTCACAGGGACAGCAGGCTTAATGTGATCAACGAACTTATTATTAACACGCTTACGTCCTTCCTTAACTGTAGCAGGTATCTCCTTCTTACATCCTGCACAAAGATAGAAGCCTCGCCTTGTCCTAGCCTCCCTCTCACAATCTCCAATAGGCGCCCACTTACGAGTGCCTGCTCTTAAGATATTCTCAATAAACGATCTAAGCCTAGCCTTAGTCCAGCGGCCCCCGCAATAATCTTTTGGCCCACTTGGTCTAGCCATTATACCTCCACAGTACAGGTGTACCATCTTCGTTAAGTTCAGTTACCATATGCAATAGGTTGACTTGCTCTTCAAAGTAAGTCTCCCAATCATCCCCAAGCTTTTCTTTATACTTGGCAGTAACACGTTCATACATTGTTTGTTCATCTTCAGCGTCATCCAATAGCTTGAATGCTAAGGAAGGGCCACCCCTAGGAAGTCCAGGAATATTGTCTACGCTATCACCAGTTATCAACTGTGAGTAGAAGAACTTAAGTCCTGTACCTACTATCTTAGTAGGAGTAGGCATAGATACCTCTCCAATCTTATCCACTTGCTTAGGGCCAAACTGTCGTTGGGCACCACAAGGCCAACCATAGTGCATCCCTTGCACCATTCGTAAGTCCTTATCTCTCGTACAGATAATAGTACTCAGTGGTGGGGCTAGGGTCTGATGTACCGCTAACAGGTCATCAGCCTCCATTCCGTTAGCAACCACTGTGTCATACTTATCAAGCATGTAAGCTCTAAGGTTATCTCGGTGGAAAGGTTTTTCTGACTTACGTTGCCCCTTGTACACCTTACTTACTGAGAGTGCCTCTCGGAAGTTAGGCTTGTACTCAACAGGCTCAAGGTTGTTAGTCTTATTATACCTATTAAGTATCTTGTTAAGGGTGGGGTCATTAGTAAGGTAAAGAGTACTAGGCTCATTAGCCCAACACTCCCCCTCAATCTCCTTGATACGTTGATCAAGTAACTCAGCAGCGTGATCAAAGTCAAGGATGACTAACTCGCCATCCTCATCCTTAAACTGGGAGCTAAACCCTATCTCGTAAGTCAGTACATCTGCGTCGATAAGACACTTCATAACTACTCCTTAGAGATAGTATTCTCATTGAGTTCAAGACCCTCTCGGTCTTTATCATACTCCAACCTAACAGCGTCCATTACAAACATAGACTTGCTAGATTCTGACATGAAGAACACGTAAGTACCATGTCCTGGAACCACTGTCAAGGAGTTAACCCAACCCTTCTCACCCTCAGTTAGGTCATGCTCCTCTAGTCCACTAGCATCCACTAGGACTACTGGGTCTCCTGTCTTAAGACCAGTCATCGTCACCTCCATCATCGTTGTCGTCAGTTGCAGCAGGCTCACCACCTAATGCTCGTTGCAAGGCTGAGCCATTGAACTCAAGGTTAGCCTTAATCTTATCCTGAATCCAATCAGGTAGAGACCCGAAGATTTCCATATCAGGCTCGTCTAGGTCAAGCACCTTAGGTGGGTTAACCAAGTCTGGTGCCTTACTAGCATCCTTAGGACGCATTGAAGACAACGCTGTAATGTTGTTGTATACATTGCCTGCATTCTTACCCTTGCCTGCATTTTGTACGATAGTAACTACAGCAGGCATCCCTACCAACTGTCCGAAGTCTCCGCCAAAGTCCTCATTAGGGTCAAGAGCGTAGTAGCGTTGAGTTGACTTAGCTCGATCAACCTGCAGGCTACGAAGTGGGAGAGTCTCTGACAACCAACGAGGCTTAGTCTCATCCTCATTACCGTCCTCGTCTAGGCAGAACTCATCAAGGAACTCATAAGTAATCATCAACTCGTGAGCAGGAGGCTTCTCCTGACCTTGGAAAGGACGTTGAGGTTGTAGCCCCAAGTCTAGAATCTGTGCCACTCGTACAGGGTAAGTACCTGCATCAATAGGCTCTTGCTTAGGCCCTTTAGAACCACCAGTGCTTGCAATTTTCTTAGCGTTAATACCCATAATATTTCTCCTTAAACAGTTTTAGTAGTTAGTGAACAAGAATTACCCTTATTAGGTAATATAAGTATACTAGAATTTTTCATTATTTACCACGCTCTTAGTGAATTTCAGAATAATTATAACCAAATTGGATATCAATGTCAAGCTCTCTGTTCAAAGAAAGCTCCTCGTTGGTCTTATCAATAGCCCAACGCAACTTACGTTTAGCCTCTATCTCGTCTCCCTCCTTAACTAGGTTGATTGTTTCATCGTGGAACTGTGCAACTTGTACAAGTCCTGCCTCTCTCTGGTACTTAACCCAAGTATCGAAGCACCACACTCCTGTACCTTGGTTAAGCGTTGAGAACCTATCCTTCTCTGCTCGTAAACTATACCACAGCTTACTAACAGGGTTATATAACCACTTCTGTCCTCGTAGGGTCTTAACTCTCTGCTCAGCAGCAATAGCCTCTACAGACCAATTACGTTTCCAATAAGCCTCTACTAGCTTAGTGCCTTCACGCTCAGTAATGCCAGCAGAGCGGGCAACAGTAGCTCCACCAGCACCATAGACACAAGCGTAGTTAGCTGCCTTACCCAACTTACGTTTGGCTCCGTGATCTTCTGTGCCATCCTTGTGTGCAGCAACCTGACTAGCAGATAACAACCCACCAGATATGCACAAGTCCAAATGAGGGTCGAAGTCATCGGTCATCATCTCCTTTACATATTCGGGGTCGTGTGACCACATATAGTGCTGTTTGGTACGGTCTTCGAGACTTGACATGTCAGACCCACAGAGCTTATAGCCTCTCGGAGCCACAAGACATCCTCGGATATCAGCACCGTAGGGCTTGTCAATCCCTGGAAGGTTGACACATACTCGGTGTTTCCACCTAAGAGTGTTTGTAAGTCCTTGTACTTGAGCTTGTACATATCCATCCTCGTCTACATCAGATAAAAACCCCTTAACAATACTGAGCCGATGGGTAAGTACACTGAGTCCATCAAGC